TGGGACGCTCTTTTAGGGCCGCTCAGTCGGTAGAGCGTTTAATTATCCGATGTATGCTTTGCCATCATCACCTTTGATTACATCTATATTGCCATATTTTTCTGCGAATGCAGTTAGCTTATCACCTAAATCGCCATAGCCTCTGTCCCAGAAACCTGCACCGTGACCATTGCGTGTTAACCAAAAATCAGTACCGTGCTGTCTTGGATCGCCGCCTGTTTTTTGTAATAGTTTTTCTGCTTTTGTGTAGAACTCTTCCGCATCTTTTTCCATCTGCTGTTGCGCTTCAGAACTCCAGTCAACGTAACCATCTTCGAATTCGTCATCTGCTAGTTCTTCTGCCGCTCCGATATATGCAGTAACAAAGTTATCCATGTCTCTGGCAGAATCAACTTCGTTTAATTCGAATTCTGACATTAGAGCATCATATATTTCTTCTTCGTTTACTGAATATTCTAGTGGATTATCACCTGCACTTGGCTTTAATGTTTTCTTTTGACGTGAAATAGAGTTTGCTGTCTTCTTTGAATAATCATCTAAGTCTAGTTCATCATTCGCTGGAGTTGGCTTGTACTCTGTTTCCATCTCTTCTTCAACTGCTTCACCACAACCACATGGTGTTTCGCCACAGCCACATCCGCAATCATCTGCTACTGGAGCAGGAGCTACTGGAGGCATGCCTTGACCAGCAAGAGCAAGCATACGAACTAGTTCTTCTGGATACTCTGTGCTTGTATTAGTTGTTGTAAGTGATTTGCCGTTATCTTCTGTTGTTGTTAGATTGTAATGCTTTTTCATTTCTCATCTCCTGAAATAACAGAATCGCTTGCTTCGTCATCTGATGACATAATGTCTGATGTTTTATCACGTTTCGCTTTTACACTTAGTGCATTTTCAACTTCTACTTTATCGTGATCCTCACGCTTTGATAGTGACTTTAGAAAATTGTCAACAAATGTACGACCATAATGCTTACCATTGTCTGACTCATCGCCGTATTCTGGTGTGTCTAGTAATGCTTTTTTATCACCGTCTTCTTCAACTTCTTCTGTTGGTTCCCAACCTTCTGGGTGAACAGCGATATGCGTGATGTTCATTTCAAGTAAATCTGATAGTTGCTGACGTAGAACGTCCGCTGACATTGGATAGCCAGTTACGATTTCCACTTTAGAAACTTTTGTATTTTCTACATCATCAAAAAACATTGGGTTCTTTGTGATTGGTGTTGTTGAAACACTAGAGATAGTTCTTAGGTCATACTTACCTAAGAAACGCTCAATACGATTTACATCATTATCTTCTAATTCTGCCGCAAAACGTAGAGTCATCTTGTGTTCATTAACTGATTCAGTTAAATATTCTTTAAAACTTTTCATTGGTGTCTCCAATATATGTGCTATTCTTATTTATCAGAATTGTCAATTTTATCTTGGGCACGGTTCAATCGTTTTAATAACTCATTACGATCTAATACTACAGAACCTTCGGATTCGATTTCATCTTCGATTTTAGACTTCTTATCTTCTTTATCTTGTGCTAAATCAAGTTTTGCTTTTTGTAATTGTAGATTTAGCATCTTTAGCTTTCTATCTACTTTACTATCTTTTGCTTCCATTGCAGTCTTTAGCATTTGATTAGCGGTTTCCATTAACTTTGCACCGGCATGTACTTCTACATTCATACCTAGACTAATTAGTTCTTCAAATGTGCTAATTGCTTTCTGATGAATGTCATCCATATCTTTATCATGTTCATTCAATCCTTGTACTAATGGAAGCGAAGCATCAATCTTTTCAGTTGTGCTAATTTCTGTTGATAAGATTTCAGTCAGGTCCCTACTTTCTTCGATTGTAGGAGTTTCTTCAACCTTCTCATCTTCTTCAACTGGATTAATATTAAATGTTTCTTCTAACTTCTTCGTCATTTCTTTTTCCTCGGCGTTTTTGGCTTAGGCTTTTTAGTATTCTGATATATGTCACCTTCATTGATGACTCTAAATCGCATGCCACGTTTTGTTGCCCATTTGGTTGCCGCTTCCCATTTCGCATAGTTAACAACTACTTGTTGTGCTTCGCCTCTCTTACGTGCAAGGTCGGGTCTACTCTGTGATGCAGGTTTAATTTCAATTAATTCTGCATGTTTTTTACCACTACTATCTAAGTAAGTCATAATAAAGTCAGGTACATAAGATGTAAGTTTCCCAGTAATAGGGTGCTTGTATGTAATTCTAACAGGTTCGCTGGCCCAAGCAAGAACATTTGGGTTGTTGTCACAGAACTGCATAAAGGTTAATTCCCAGCTACTTCTAAAAGTAGGAGAACCCGCACCAGCATACTTGTCTGTATTCTGTACTTTATATTTACCTTGATGATATTTACTCATTTAATAATAGCTCTTGCGATATATTTATTAGGTGAACGGTTCTTCATTGTTCCCGTCTTATACCCAAATCGCAATGCGCTATTGACTAAGAACGAACCTAAGTCATTTAATTTAAAGTCACTTGATAATTGGTCAGTAAGATACATTGGATTAACATTATATGATTTAGCAATCTTTATAATTTCACCCGCATACTGTTTTGCTCTAGTTTCACTGAAGCCTTTTCTGACTAGTTGTGCTACGATAATGTCAATATTCATCTCGGTCTCCTAGTCACATTTGTAATCGTTCTGATAGAGTTTTGCTTTTCATCACGTACTGGTTTCTCTGGAGACGTAGATACCTGTGTCACAGATGTAGGTTTGCCTCTATTTCTAGTAGAACTAATAATACTATCACGTACTAAATCACCTGCAATCCCAAATCTACTTTGCGATGTTCTACCTAGATTTTGTATCGTTCCTATTCCACTATTTCCTACTATTCCCTGTGCTATTTGACTTGTTACATTATTTAAATCAAATCCTCTGCCATTAAAGAATGAGCTAGTTAACTCTTGTGCAAAAATATTACTCATATTCGTACTATTAAACTGTCCTATGCCTACAGGAGTACCACCACTAGTTTCAAACTGTGCTACATTTGGATACATAGTTTCATTTGTAAGTTCTGCATTACTAGTATATGTTCTATTTGCATACCTAGGTTCTACATATTCTATTGTATTACGTGCTTGTACAAGACGTTCTAACACATCTTTTTTTGCATCTTCGTTTTGTGATTCTTCAGCCGCTTTTAGTTCTGCATGTAACTTACTTAATTCAGACATTTTCTTTTGTTGGGATCTTGCTATTGCTTGCTCACGTTCCCCATCTGTTATCAAATCTGGAAATATATCCAATTGTTCAGAAAGTGTTTCATTACCTGATGTATCTTGTTCTCTATTGTTAACTAATTCACCAAATTGTTTTAATTGATTATTTCCTGCTAAGTTAGCTTTAAGTCTTGAAGTAACATAATGCGATGCATCAACCGATGCACTATCTAATATATATTCCAATCCTTCATTCATCCAAGCTGGAATTGCTGGTTGTACTTCATATGGTGTACCGAATACAATGTTTTCTGGTTGGAAAGTGAAGTCGATAGTTCTAAGTTCACTTGTACTATAATCACTACCAGAGAATGAAATAGATGTGACAATGGGATTAATCAATACAATACGTTGCATTTTTCCCAATGTTTCTAAATCACCGAACCAATGGTATAATGTAATTCGTTCAAAGTTTCTTAGTTCATGATTTCCAATTACAGATTTTCTACCAACATTACTGTTGTTCAACATATCGTCTGATAATGCACCATTATCAATTCTCATGTCTTGATTTTTAAAATGCCTACGATACATACCTTCAGCAAGAGCCATCGTCTTACCATCTATAGTATCATACATTTGAAATGTTACTTCTGGAAAATCAACACGTGTTGGAACGTATACTCTTTTACCGTATTTGTCAATTGGCTGTGTTGAAGTTTGAATATTAATATTACTGACGGTCTTCACTAACCCAGATACATCATCTATGATGCTTCCGCTTACACTCTTAAACTCAGCATACCACATATCGGATAGCTTTGGAGCAGAAGAAATTGGTGATCCATGTGCTGAATCAAAACCAAATTTCTTTCTTGCTCCGCTACTATCTGCTACGATTGTACCTGGTGTACGTCCTTCGTGAAGTTTACGTTCCGCCATAGTATTAACCCGTTATTAACCTAAGATATCTGAATTGTTAACGAATGTCTGACCTGGCATAATGTTATCGTCTGTGAATACTGCATTATCATATTGTAGAGTAAGTGAAATAGTTACTGGATCTGATACTGCATAATCTGACTGTGAATAATCTGTATTTGTTAGGAAGCAACCTTCAAGCTGCCACTGTTCAACAGGAGAACCTGAGTTACCATCTAGTGTTTCAATTAGAGTTGAGAACTTATAGTTAGTACCTGCTGAAGGACCTGTTTGATTTTTATGGTCTAGCTGTGACTGTAATTGACGACCTACTAGTTTTGTTAGGTTGTTAGCTACATCATCACGTAGTGTAATTGTGATTGGTTCCCATGTGTGCTTGCCCATCATGTACATACGTGAGTTGTATGAATCAACTGGGATAGATTCGTGTGATACTTTTGGGCGTGTCACGTTCATTACCTGACGTGTAAATTCTGCTGTCTGTGTTGATAGACCGCCGAAACCTGCTACTTGCACACGAAAGCGATAGTTTAGTTTAGGCTGTAGGATACCTGAGCCTGTTACGTTATCGCCACTGTCTGTAGGAACACCGAAATTGTTTAATGTTCTTGCCATTTTTATGTCTCCTGTAATAGTTTGCAAACTATAGTGTTATACAAGTATTTATCTATTATGTTCAGAATTAAAGTTGTATATAATAAAAAACCCAGCCTAAGCCGGGTTTTTCATCATTTTAAATTATATAAGAACTATTATAGTTCTTCGCCTGTATTACGAATACGCAGTGGGATATAGATGAATTCAACTGATTTAGCTGGTTGAATTGCAACGTCTACCCATAGTTCATTTCTATCAATACGTGCTGGTGTGTTATTTGTTTCGTCACAAACTACTAGGAAGTCATAAAGACCTCTGTTTGTCACTAGTCCACCACAGAAACGTTCTACTGCATCACGCATGTTATCACGTGTGATTTTGTCATTCTGTTCGAATAAGAAACCACGTGATAGTTGGTCTAGATTGAAACGCATGTAGTTCACTAGGCGTGCTACATTGATACGATCCATTGCTGATGCATACGATTGAAGTGTCTTCTGACCATATACTACTAGACCTGTGCCTGGCATATCTGCAATTGGGTTCATACGGTTCATGTACAGAACGTCACGTTGACCTTCTGATAGTCTCACACGTGTGAACTCATTTTCATCTGTTACATAGCCAACTTGTGAAGCATTTGATACTACACCACGTGTCAGACCTGCTGGAGCGAACCATGGGAATGATACTTGATCCGAGAATGCCATTGTGCGTAGTGCAACTGCTGATGCTGGGATTACAACATCATTACCTGCTAGGTCTGTTGATAGACCATGTGGGTAATATACGCCTGCATATGCATCTGCTGGTAGATTTGAATCTGCCCATGCTTTTAGTGAAGTTGAATCTGATTTTAGTTTCAGTGGTGCATCGCCAACTACGAATGCGATTTCTTTCTTATCTTTGTTAAGTGAAATCATTTCATCCATTAGTTCTGGGTAACCTGGTGCTGCGATTAGGTTGAAGTAAGTTGCTTCTGAACGAATACCTTCGTTGCCCGCTACTGCTGCTTGCATACCTTGAACTACCATACCACGTGTTGCTTCTGAACCAAAGCGACCTGAACCATCTAGGTTTAGACCTGACGCCCATACCCACTCGCCATTTTCCCAACGCTTAACGTTGTATGTTGAGTAGTCCATGTTTACTAACATGATGTTTTCTGGGTGCAGTTCTGCATTTGGTGCATCTGCATGTTCTGAACGTGTATTTACTGCGCCGTTAGCATCGAATGGTGCATCATTTGAGTAGTGGCCGAATACAAGACCATTTGTTGATGATTGGTCTGCATTGTCTAGTTTTACCCACTCTGAACCGTTCCAACGATATACTGTTGGGTATGGCATTGCGTCACCATCTACCCAGATATCACCAGTAACTAGTGCTGATGTACCGTCTTTACGCTTTGTTGGCTTACCTGAACGTAGTTGAAGTTCTGCTTGACCTAGACCGTTTGAGTCTTCTGACCATGCATAATTTGTCCATTCCATTTCAGTACCATTGAATTCATTACGTAGAATTTCAATCTTTAGGTCTGCATCGAACCATAGTGTACCTTCAGCAACGTTACCTTTTGGTGTTTCTGCTGATGCTTCATACACTAAGTCTTCCCATACTGATGCAACGTTAGTTGCTGATGTGAAGCCTAGGTCTGTTTGACCTGATGTAAATGTTAGTGATAGCCATTTGCCATCTGTTTTTGTGAAACGTACACGGTTGTTGCCGATTTTTTCAACACGCACATTCGCATTGTTCAGTGTTGTGTCAGACTGCATTGTTGAAATTACATTGTCAAGTGTTGCACCTGAGAATGAGAATCCTGCGCCTGCTAGATTGAATACTGTTGTGATTGATGAAGTATCTGAAATTACGTCACTTGTAAGTACGTTTGTTGCTGCACCTGAATGACGGCGTAATTGAATGATACCTAGTGATGAATCGTGGTGTACATACACATCACCTTCTGTGATTAGGTCTGCTGATGCAAGATCATCTGAACCATATACTGGTGCTTCGATTGCTTGGAATAGACCTGATTGTGAATTAAAAGATGCTAAACTGAAATCAAGACCGCCACCCTGTTGAGTTAGACGTACATATGTGTCGCCTGAAGCGCCTGCTGGTGCAAATTTAGCAAATGAGAAGTTAGGTGAACCAATGTCACCCAATAAAACCCAGTTAACACCTACTTTTGTCCAATATGTGATACGTGCTGTTGATGTTACAACTGCAAAATCACCTGTTGAACCAAATGTGTTTGTCGGTGATGCATAACCAGATGCGTTGATTGTTTCAACGTTACCTGTGCCAGGCTCATCATTCAGTACTGCTGGAGCAGCTGAAACCCAGTCTGTTCCATCATGTGCGAATAGACCGAATACAGTTGAATCTGTGTCATGCCAATATGTACCACCAGCAATGATGCCAGTTGGTTCAATTGATGTTGCTTCTAGTTGTGATAGATCAATGTCTGCACGAATAACATAAGCATTGTTTGAAACGCCTAGATATTGATATGCAGCTAGTAGACCGTATTCACTTGTCTCTGCCCCTTGCACAACTGAACCACCTACTTCATAAAACTTTGGTTCACCAAAAGTTTCAACTAGTTCTCGCTGTGAAGAAACAAGATACGCAACGCCAGCATTTGCTGGGATTGTTCCGGCTGCGATTGCTGAGCCAGAAGCGTCTGTTTTGTTTGCCGCTGTTGCTACTACAACTAACGGTAGGGTACCTTGGGTTGCTGCCGCGTACTGTGACTCGTCAACTACCATTACTGATACACCTGGGGATACTAATGTCGCCATCCTTGTTCTCCTTATTGAATATACGAATTGCTAGTAGTATTTATGAAAAAAACGCTATTTCTAGCGTTTTTGAATTAACTACGTAGACAATGTTGATTATAATTAACTATGGGAAATATAATTGATTAATTTGCGAGTATTGAAAGCCAACTCGGATAGTCCACCATTGTTATCAATCGTGTAATCTGCCATCCATTGTTCTAAGCTCATACTACTTTTATCTTCAGGAGGGAGATGGTCACTTCTGTCTACCCAGATGCAGTAATCAAACACGCCTGTATTTTTCATTGCAAAAAATTCACGCTTATTACGTAATCCACAATAGATATCGTATTCTTTAAACATCTCACGCCCTAAAGTGGCGGCATCACTTAGATTATATTCACAAATTGCATCGTACCATTCAGAACGATGTGAATGCCTATCTGCATAACATTCTTCTTCGTTTGTGTAATTGTACTTTACCTTGAGCATGTCATAGATAAAAAGTTTGCTACAAAACTGAGAACTACTCTCAAAGGTATAGCCGTATTCATCTCGTAAAATTTCACACACGGTATCTTTACCATGACGACCATGACCAATCACTAGTAGTTTATGTTTATTCATTTATAAGAACCTCAGTACAACGTTATATAGAATGATAGTAGCTATTGATCCGAGTAACATACTGTACCAAAAACCAACATAACTTATCATTACCCCAAATATAACAAAAAACACTAAGGATGTCAAGACAAAATATAGAGTTTCAAAAGAAAATTTAGAAAATGTTTCAGCATCTATACCTGCATACCACATGAATATCATTGCTAAAAAGGCGGTAAAAGGTATACCCATAAGTAGTGCGGCTAGTGTTGTGTTACGTTGTGCAACTGTACTAACGGTAGCTACGAGTATACCTGATATTATCGCTTTTAATAAGAACTCCATGTTCTTATTTATAAATTAAAAATCTGATTCAATTCCATTGTTAGTGTA